ATTATATGGGTATGGCTGTTGATATGCAATTTCCAGGTAAAAGTAAATCAGAATATTATTCTATTGCAAAAAGAATTACAGAAATTTTACCAGCATATGACCAAGTACTTTTGGAATATAAAAATTATGGTAGCGGAATGCCTTGGATACATGTAAGTTTTAATAAGAATAGCAATCGTGAAATGGTACTTACATTGTTTAATAATAAAACTGTGCACCAAGGGCTTGCGCAGATGGCATAGGAGAATAAAATGGCATGTAAAACAGAATTAAATAAACAAATACAAGGATTACAATTGAGATTATCGCAGGCTGAAAATAATATATCAGCTACATATATCGGTATGTCTCAATTGGTTGAAGCTTTAGCTGCTACACCAGCTGCCGCAGCATCTGCTGCTATGTCTTCAATATACAACTTATCTGCTGGTGGGTTTGACTTGCAACAAAAATTAGTAGACCTTATTCCAAAAGTGGATATGAAAAAAATGATGATGAATATGGCTTCATCTATAGAAAGTGCAATGCTTGCAGAATTGGATAGCATTACTTCCGCTGTAATGGGAAGTTTAGAAGCAATATTAGATGCGGCAACACAAGCATTAGAAGATGCAACACAAGCATTGAGCGATGCTGTAGATTCTGCTGCCGATGCTGTTAGTTCACTTAATTCGTCTTTAAATGCCCTAGAAGCCGCAAATAAATTTGGAGATAAGGTTGCTATAGCTACTGCACAATCAGCCCATGATGCGGCTAAATTGGCGGCAGATACAGCACAATCTGCTGTTGATTCTGCTACAAATACACTAAAATCTGCCCAAGATGTTATGGATTCATTTTCGGAGGCAGATTTATCAAAATATGGATTTATGAAAGGTCAATCAGATTTGGCAAAATGTAAATCTTTAAGCAGCCATTTATCATAATAGGAGTAATTTATGGCAGAAGTTATTAAAACTATTAGTAGTCTTCAGAAAAAATATAGTGATTTGGATTTTAATTTCAATAGCAATCCAGGAAATGGCGATGTTAGTAGAAAGATAAATGTTGAAAGTGTTAAGCAAAGTGTTAAGAATTTACTTTTGACACGGCAAGGGGAAAGATTTTTCCAGCCGGATTTATATAGTGATTTATATAGTTTATTATTTGAAAATTTTTCTTTGACTACAAAATTTGGATTGGAAACTGTAATCCGACAACTTTTAGAAAAATATGAACCAAGGATTATTATTAATAGTATAGATGTTACTGAAAGGATCGAAAACAATGCTTTAGAAGTTACTTTAAGATTCGAAGTAATTGCACTTAGAATTGAAACTACATATACGGTGATTATCGATAGGCTACGCTAATTTGATAAATTTCCTTTTATTTTTTTATATAAATACTAGTATAACCCATTTATACTAAAAGTAAAGGAAAACGATCATGGCAAACGACAAAACAATGAGGGTCAGTTCCTTAGATTTCCAAGAAATTAAGGCCAATCTAATATCATTCATGCAAGCACAAGATACCTTCGCTGATTATTCATTTGCGGGAAGTGCGCTCAATACATTGATAGATTTGTTATCCTACAACACATACTACAATTCAATAATTGCCAATCAGCTGGCAAATGAAACCTTCCTCGATTCAGCAGTATCAAGAGGTAGTGTAGTATCTCATGCGAAGGAATTGGGATATTACCCCAGAAGCCGTTCTTCGGCAAAAGCACTCACAACCATAACTGTGAATAATCCTACAGGAACCCCATCATTGATAACACTCCCAAAAAATTCGCAATTTAACACTACAATTGATGGAGAAAGTTATAAATTTGTTACTCTTGAAGAAGTAACTACTTCCCCAATAGGTGGAGTATATTCATTTCCAAATATATATCTATATGAAGGAACATTGAATTCATATAGTTATGTGGTAGATTTAGGAAACTCACAACAAAAATTTATTATTCCAAGTCAAAATGTAGATTTAAGTACACTTCGAGTATATGTACAAAATAGTATTTCAGATTTAACTATTAAAAATTATAACGAATCTACCGATATAACTAAAGTAACTGGTACTAGTGAAGTATATTTTATACAAGGAACAAATACCAATAAATATGAGGTGTATTTTGGCGATGGAATTTTAGGTAAATCCGTTGCAAATGGTAATGTAGTTATTCTCGAATATGTAATTTCGTCTGGAGTATCGGCAAATGGTGCAAAAGTATTCAGGGCGGCAAGTGCAATTGCGGGAAGCACATCTGTTGCAGTTACTACTATTGACATATCATATGGTGGTTCAGAATTTGAAACAATAGATAGTATTAAGAAAAATGCACCAAGGGCATTTTCAACACAAAATCGAATGGTCACAGTAGAAGATATAAGAACTCTACTTCCAATTGCATATCCAAATATTAAAAGTATATCTGTATGGGGTGGTGAAGAAGAACTTCCTCCAAGTTTTGGTTCAGTATTCATTGCAATAGAACCATTAAATTATGGAGCATTAAGTGCAAGTGAGAAGTTGGATATTATAAATAATATCATTTCAGAACGCAAAATGATTGGGATACAATACAATATAATTGACCCAGAATATACTTACTTTGATATTAATGTTACTACATATTATGACAAATCAATTTCATTAATAAGCGCAGAAGAAATAAAAACTTTAACTAAAAACCAAATAATGATATATAACAATACAGAATTATCACAATTTAAAGGTGTATTTAGATATAGTAAACTATCTACCTTAATTGATAATGTTAATCCATCAATAGTTAGTAATATTATGACGTTTAGATTAAAAAAATATATAACACCCATATATGGATTTGATACACAATATGATATTAAATTTTATAATCCAATCTATACAAATCCTACTAGAACCCCACAAGGTTCAGTTAGTTCTTCTGGATTTACTATACAAGGTGATAGTAGAATATTATATATGGATGACGATGGAAATAAATATATAAGATTATATTATCTTGATAATACTTCCAAAATTTATATAAATAATAATATTGGTACAATTGATTATGTTACCGGAAGGATATTATTGAATTTAAACATTTCGACATTTTTACCAGTTAATGTAAACGATACTGGAATTAGTTTTACTGTTAATACTCAATCAAATGATATTATTCCAATACGTAATATGATACTACGTATAAATGAAGAGGATATAACAACAAATGCAATAGTCGATGCTCTTTCGGATGGGAATCAATCTGGTATAAATTACTCCTTTACAACTAGCCGTTAATAGGTAAATATAATGATAAATAGTGTACCAAAAAATATTACGGCTTTGTTGCCAGATCATATATCGGATGAGTATCCAATATTTAATGAGTTTTTGCAAGCATATTATAATTTTTTAAATGAAACAACTGGCCCGGATAATATAATAAAGAATGTATTATCATATAATGATATTGATGAAACTGTGGATGCATTTAGGGATCATATATTCAATGAACTTATGATACAAATCCCAAATAATGTTATGGTTAATAGAACATTATTGGCAAAACATATAAAGGAACTCTATAATAAAAAAGGTACAGAAGATTCATATAGATTACTATTTAGAATATTATTTGATAAAGAAATTACCATAAATTATCCAGTAGAACAAATACTAAAATCTTCTGATGGAAAATGGCTACAAAAGACTTCATTTATTTGTCATATCCCTAAAACAATTCCAATTGATACTGTAAGGAGCGCAATAGATAATATAATTGTAGTTAATTTAGGTACTAAAAATATACCTATTAAAGTTTCAAATATTGTAAAATTAGATTCTTCAAATGTTACATATAATTTATATGAGTTTTTTATTATTAAAAACTTTTTTGATGACTTTAATACTGCTATTGACTTTACATTAAATACAATTTCTACTATTGATATTATTACTAATGGATTTTACTATACCGATGATGATACAATTAGTATTCTTAATACTGATGGTGGTAATGCTCATATAAATATTACAACTACACTCGGAAAAGTAACTGGAACTACTATCACAAATGGCGGTGTTGGGTTTTTTCATACTCCAATTTTAAACATAATATCTACCAATGGAACTGGGGCATATTTAAGTGCTACATTGGAACCTATATTTACTGGTATTATATTATCATCAATTAATAATGTATCTATATTGCAAACATCAAATGCATATTTAGAAGGTAAAACTTATGATGTGGATTATGGTAGTGGAACTGGTGCTACCCTACAAATAAAACATAAAGATTATTTACATAATGTAAAGAATATATCCATTCTATCTTTTGGCTCATACTATCCAGATAGTTTTAATTATGTTATAAATAAAACGCCCAATATACTACAAGCAGTTCCAGTAGTGACTAATGGAGTTATTAGTAGCATTAATATAATAAATGGTGGATATGGTTATTCTATACCACCAACTGCAACTATTCTTATAACATTTAGTTTAACTGCTGGTGTTGTTACTGGATATACTATAGTAAATGGCGGTAAAGGGTATACAGTTGCTCCAGCAATAATTGCAGATGATACATCAATCGCCATTAATGCCTCTAATAATAAATTAAGAGTTTATAATGGCGAATATATAAACACCGATGGGTTCTTGTCTAGTGATATGGTATTATATGATGGTAATTACTATCAACAATATTCATATGAAATTGTTATAAACGAATTATTTGACATATACAAAGGCGCATTAAAAAAACTATTACACCCAGCCGGATACGCATTATGGGGTGCATATGATTTACAAAGATTAATCCAAATACAATTGACTAGTAATAAAATAGACTTGGAGAGAAGTTCCTCATTTATTGATGTAGTTTATTATACAATGACATTAGCAATGAATATGGCAAAAAAACTTGATGACGTATATTCTACATCAAATGTTTTAGAAGTATTAAAGTATAATATGTCAAAACCTATGGCCGATTCCTATGCTGCTTCTGGAATAACTGAAGCACAATCTTTTAATGTTGGAAAGGCATTAGGTGATACATATGTAGCCGCTAATATAACAGATACAAAGGTATTTAATATTGGAAAGGTATTGGGAGATACTTATGCTGCATCTGGAATAACTGAAGCACAATCTTTTAATGTTGGAAAATCTTTAAGTGATGCATGTACTCAGTATATGGGTACAAATGATAGATACATAACTGATGGATATTTTACAAGTGATTATCTATATGATAGAGAACTTTCGGTAGCATTTAATAAAGTATTAACGGATTCTGTAACTCCAACAGAATCCTTATCAATAGTAGTAAATTAATTTATATAAATAGATGTATAACCAATTAATTTTTAACAAGGGGATATTAAAATGAATGAAGAAAATAAAGCAGTAGAACCAGCCAGTGTAGATGAACTTGTAAAAGTAACTGGTCAATTAAGAATTTTACACACCGATGAACATGGTAATGTCAAAGAAGATAGAACCGTGAAAAATTTAGTAGTAACAACTGGAAAAACGCACATTGCATCTCGGTTGGCTGGTACAAGTAGTGGCGTTATGTCTCATATGGAAGTCGGCACAAGTTCACAGGCAGCAGTTGTTGGTGATACTACTTTAGTAGCTGCTGTGGCTGGTAGTAGAACTGCTTTAGGTAGCATAACTGCTGGTGTACCTACAGCTAATGCAGTGCGGCATATTTGCACATTTGGTGCTGGAGTTGGTACTGGCGCATTAACTGAAGCAGGATTATTCAATGCAAGCAGTGCTGGAAGCATGTTAGCTAGAACTTTGTTTAGTGTTATAAACAAAAGTGCGGGTGATTCTATAGTAATAAGTTGGGACCTCACTATTTCATAAAATTATAAAAATGTAATGTAGCTAGGAAATCGAGTCCGAAAACCTCTGATAAAGGCCGCTACATTTCTTCTATCAACTCTATATCAAAGGAGTATTCAAAAATTAAATCCAATGACAAATAGCACAAAAATTTTATATAAATAGTAGTATACCCATATTATTATTTATTAAAAGGAAGCAAAAATGTCTACAGTCCTATTATCAAACTTATATAATTTTGTTATCGACGCAATAGATAATGAAGTTTTAACTCAACAAACTACTCTATATTCTTTTATTGGTAAAACTTCTCAATTTACTGGGGATGATTTATATACAAAGGATAATCTTAAATATAATAATTTGATTAGGGATAATATAGTTTTTGCCAAGAAAGTGCCTTCTACCGATACATTATTCATAATAAGACGCTACCAATGGGAAAGTGGAACTATTTATGACCAATATGATGATAATTATCATGGATCGAGAGTAACGGATATTACCATTAGTAATGGCGGAAGCGGATATCATGCTGGTAGTACTATTGCATATGTTACTGGGGGTGGTGGAACTGGTGTTCAATTATCTATAAATATCTCCGCTGGAGTTATTACTGGTATCGGTGTTGAAGATGGTGGTATTAACTTTACAAGCGTACCAACTGTAGTTATTGTTGATGGTGATGGTAATACAACCGATGCGGTAGCAACTGCTACTATTAGTGAAAATATTCTATCATATAGTGGAGCATGTAATCTCAAAAATGCTATGTTTTATGTTGTGACTAGTGATTTTAATGTATATAAATGCCTGTATAATAATAGCAATCATACATCAACCAATATGCCAACACATACCACAATAGACCCAGTAACACATGTCGATGGTTATATTTGGAAATTCATGTATCATATCCAATTAGGATTACGTAAGAAATTCTTAACACCAGATTATATGCCTTGTTATACTGCATTATCATCATCTTTTTATAGTGATGGTGGTATTGATTATGTAGAAATAACAAATGGTGGTAGCGGGTATTCGCCATCTACTCCCCTAAAAGTTTATGTAGTTGGGGATGGAATTCATGGTGATTTTTCTGGAAGAATTGATTCATTAAAAAAGGAAATTTCAGACGTAAAGGTATTAGATGGTGGTAGAGGGTATTATTCAACCACAACAAAAGAAATAATATCAATCATAAGAACATCTAATGTTGCTACAATTACTACTGATACTGCTCATAATATGGTTGCTGGTACTACTTTTACTGTTAGCGGAACAAGTTTAACCGATGGTGTTTTTACAGTTTCAACAATAGTTAATAATAATAGTTTTACGTTTGCTTCTAGTGGAACTAATATATCATCTACTACATTGGGTAATGTTGGGTTTACAACAACTCATAGTAAATCTATAACATCCATATCAAGAGATAAAAATGTAGTAACGGTAGTAACCTCAACTCCGCATTTTAGAGAAGAAGGAAATATTATAAGTATAAATGGAGTTAGTGGATTTAATGGAATATATACTATTTGTGATTATATTAGCCCAACTTCCTTTACATTTTATCAATTCGGTGATGATGCAATTGTGTTATCAACTGGGACTATAGAACAAAAACCAATTGGAATTGTTAATTTAACAAGGACTTCTAATGTTGTTACTGTTACTACCAGATCAAAGCATAATTTTAGAAGCCCATTTACAATATCTAGTATAGCTAGATCATCTAATGTTGTTACTGTAGTTACTAGCACACTAAATTATGTTTCTGTTGGGGATGTTTTAACAATAAGTGGTACAACAGCGTTTAATGGTAATGCTACAGTAGCAAGTGTTATAAGTGGGTATTCATTTACATATAGCGCGGTTGGAGCAAATAGCACAGAATCAACTGGATATGCAAGTCAATATATAGTTATAAGTGGTACTGGTGGAGTTGCGGATATTAGTGTTAATATTGCTTCTGTAGTAGACAGTACAAGTTTTACTTTTGCTCAAACTGGGGCCGCATATTCATCGTATAGCGAATGTAAATTGGTTTATAATACTACTATGGCTCTTACTAGTAATGTTGGCGTAAGTGGCAAATATTCGCCAAATACAACGGCAAAATTATCACCGAATATATTAGTAAAAAATGGCATAGGATATAGCAGCACACCATTGGTATATATACGTGGTACTACTGGTGCATCGGCGGCAGCTACAGCAATTGTATCTGGAAATATTGTAACACAAATAAATATGACGAATAATGGCACAGGGTATACAACAAAACCAGAAGTATATTTTAAAGG